CGTAATGTGTTCCTTGGAATGATGAAACCGTATAGACTTTTCCATATATAAATTTATAGAAGTAATCTTCAGGAATGTCATCATTGTTTGTACCCAACATCAAATCAGCTTTATCGTTTTTTTCTGAAGTACCATACCCTGTCGAATTTAATGTCACGCCATCAGGCGTTGACGGGGTAATATAATCCTCAAACACATCTGACCACATATATGATGCAACCATTCCTTCCTTATATTCATCTTTATCATGGTCACCACTTGATGATGAATTATATTCTCGAATATTTGGAACAAGATAATTGGCTGTTGCCACTTTTGAGGCTTCAAAATCTAATGTGAATTTAAACCTAGCAATTGCGGTTGTTGGAATCCCTTTGTTTGGATCGTTCGTGATTTCTTCTTCACCAAATTCGTTGGTGTACACATACTCTAGATTCATGGGTAATGCGACCATTGCCGTCCCGTTTTCATCTATTACTTCGGTAACATTAAAATATTCTAACTCAGGATATATTGTTGTCCCATCACTACCATAAACCTTTCTACCTGTTTGTCTAACACATTCTACGACTCCACCTGTGGTTTGTAAATTACACTTATAACCACTTTTCCTTCTTATTTTTCCGTTTCGTTTTACAGCATCCCCAGTGTCATCCGTAACCGTTGATGTTAAAATTAATGAAATAGGTTTGATCTCAATTCCTTTATCACTTAGATCAAAATCGGTTCGAGAAATGCCAGTTTCACACAATTCTTCATTACCCCACAACGGATAAACTTCTATACTCCTTTCAAACGTAACAATTTGAGGTAATCCATCAATGTCTGAACTAGATTTGAATTTATAAAATCTTTCAAAATCATCAATACCATATCCTTTTTTAATAAAGTCAAATGGGCGAAGTGAAAAACAACCAATATCAGATAAATCAACATCAACATGAATCGTTTGTACACCAATTGGGACTCCCCAAATCATAAAATCACCAGCGGAATTTGTTTTTGCTGTATACTTGTAATATGTGTCAAACACTTCTAAAACTTCTTCGCGTGTGAGAATGTCTTGTTGATCTGGAAATGTACCAGTTGCAGCGTGACCAGAATGTTGTGATCTTGCGGGTAGTAAGTTATATCGATACCCATTTTCATCTTTATCACTAATTTCTTGATATGGATATAATTGAGATATTACGGGATCAGAAGAATCCATCTCTGTTTGAGGGATGAAAATTGAGATCTTTGCGTTTGGTATTCCATAACCAGCGTTAGCTGACACACGTCCAGCAATCACCCCATAATCGGAACAATTTCCAGACGCATAAACATCTTTCTGAGAAAATTTCAAAGAAAGGAGTTCGAGAATGTCAAAATTCTGTTTAATATCAACATTAACAACCTGATCTTTCCCGATATTGGTGTTAATTCGATGTTTTTGTATCATATATATAAATAGAAACTTCGCAGTTTTCTATAAGATACATAAAAAACAAATTAATATGTAGTGGAAGATAAATTTTTCGTCCTAATTTTTATATCAGAACTAGGGAATCTGATTTGGAAAATCTGATTAGATTTCATATAAATTGTACTATCAGACTGCTGAATTTCTTTTGTTTCATCATCGACATATGATTGAGCGACTTCTGACGATGAATAATTTCCTCCGATCTTGTTAAATACTCTAATATCTACAACATTAACAACACCACCTACATTCCCAATTTCTTTTGATAAATCACCAACCAATAACGGATCTCCCATTTTTCTCTTTGTAATGGAGAAGAAATCAGTAATTTCTTCAATCACATCTTTAACGATTTCAGTTGAATTCTCATTTTTGTTGACAACTAAATCAACTTCTAAACCTAAATCAATAACTTCACCACTCTGGATGTCTAAATAATCATTTAACATCCTATAATTAGCCATATAATTGATGACATTGTTTTTTAATGTGTTCGAAACTGTATCAATAAGGTTTCCTTGTTCATCATATGACAATAATTTAACTCTAACCTTATTATCTTCTTCCATCACACTAACTTTTGCAGGGGCGCCATAAGTACCTGGCATGTTCTCAATCAAAGATTTGTAATCATTGAGAGTAACAGCCCTATTTTGCGCTGAAAAATTGTACGCTATCATATTTCTCACTTCATCAATCGTTGGTGCGTCCGCACCACCAATTGCCGGTGTAACATTAGTGGTTCTCATCGACTGCCTTGTCTGATTATTAATTGATGAATTCGGTCCGTTAACAACAAAATCAAAAGAATCCATAGTTGTAATAACATTAACCCCGACATTTGTGTTTTTACCACCACCAATTCGATATTTTACAAATAATGTCGTGTTTGATTTCGGAACCTCGCCTAACGAAGTGTTATTTAAAAATGTTGCAAGATTTACTTGCATAGTACCAGTAGTATAATCATCAAGATTATCCATTGGATCCACATTTCCAGAACCAAATGTTAATGAAAAATAACCTTCAGGTGTATATTCTGTGTAAAATTTCTTGGTGACATCGATATAATTACCCGCTTTGTATATATCACTATCAGATGCTTCGGTTGGATCTTCAACAAAGACACTATCTTCCATTAGTGACTTAACTTCATACCATTTATTTGTTGAAGATATGAATTCGTCATATGTTGGATTGGCGTTGTACCCAGTTCCGTCTTTATGAATAACAGAAGTAATCCCTAATACATTTCTTTCAGGTAAAAACAGTTGTAAAAATGGTTTTTGGTCGGTATCTGTGATTACTTTTCGATATATTCGTGTTGTACCATTGACTACCGCTTCTCTTTTTGTGATAGTATAGGAAATAAGTTTGTCGTTACTATTAAAATTCGGGGTTTTCGTCCTGTTTGTCTCTCCACGGCTGTTATATGGGCTTGAAAAGTCGACATCTTCAATGGTTTCAAAAACTTGACCACCACCTGACACTTGAGCTCCAGCTTTTAATATTCCTTCATATCTTTCATCTTCTTTATCGCCATAAACAGGAACGTTTATACTAAAATCGCATAAAGCAACCGATGGTCGTGTTCCAGGTAATCTAAGACCATATGTTTTGGCAATATGGAACAAGGATTTTCGTTCTTGAGCGAAATCTAACATCGTTTCTTGCCAAACTCTATCAAGATGGAAGTGTAAGTTATCCGATACTGCGGCGTTTATATCAAGTAAGACCGAATAAATCGACGCGTCATTAAAATTGGAAATTAATTCGGGATAATATTGTTTTGTCAACTTCACCAATTCTTCTCTTAAACTGGCAAAATCCCTTACTCCGTATGATATTTGTTTTGACATATTAAATGTTTATTATAACGAAATCCGATGTAGAAAACGCCCCATTATTAACCGTATAATCTATCCGTACTTTGGCGGTATATGGTTTTGATGACGAATCTGACACCCTAAACAACCTTTCATCTGTTTCTTCTTGAGGTGTTGTAGGTTCTTCAGGATCATCCTCGGCACTCATAACTTCAATTGAATTAATATCTAAATTTGGTATGTACTTTCTCACCCCTTCTCGGATCTCTTCTTCAATTTGTGAGTGTGAAACAGAGTCGTTTTGTTCAAAAATAAATTCGTATAACCTAGTCCCAAAATCTGGTAAAAAATAACGACTTCCTTTGCGAGTTAATAATAAATGTATCAGATCCGCTCGCACTTCTCTTTCAAGTGTTGTTGTCGTTGCCACATATTCACCGACCGCACTGTCTCTAAATGGATAATCTATACCGTAACTTGCCATATTTCATAAATATTAAGAAATAAAAAAACCTCAGATTTTCATCTGAGGTTCTAATCAATCTTGGATTCGTTCATGTTTTTTGAGCCAATGTTCAATATACGATTGATCATTACTTACAAAACCATCATGACAATCCGCTTGGAAGTCTCTAACAAGTCTTTCTAAATCATCAATAGATAAAAAATAACCTTGTTCCCATTCATTGTCAGAATTGAATCTTTCTTCTAAAATAATCATTTAAAATGTTTTTGATGTCAGGACATCTCCCCCTAAAGGAATATGATCCTCTCT